TCTATATTGCCACTTTCATATTTAAAACGTATTCGTGTAATCGCTGTTGTAGTATTTATATAACCTGCAACATATGAATTATGACTTGCTTGATCATTATTATAAATTTGCATTGTTGCCATAAAATTTTTTACAAAAGTTGTGTTTGCTGGATCAAATAAGTGTAATATCCCAGTAGCAGAAGCATCAGCATCAGTTTCAACTGTACCCCCACAAGAAAGCCTTTGGAAACTTGTGCTCTGTGCTAGATCGTCTCCTGTGTTATATCCTAAATCAGCTGTAGAATCATCTTCACTATGTCTTGCAACAAAAGCTGTACTAGTAATTGTTTGATTATAATTAGTATTAGTGCCAGTATCTACTTGAAAAGCTAACCTTGAACCTGATTGTGGATGAACATCAAAAAAATGCACTTGATATTCTTTGTAAGTAGAATCTATCCCTGAAGTAATATCTATTGTAGCACTACTGCTAGCAGTTGTAGTTGATAATAATATTAAACTACCACCAAAATCCCCTGTCTCTAGACCATCGTTGCTTGAATTAAACTTAATCGCCTTGCTTGCTGAAGGCGTTACATTCATACTATTGAAGTTGACCTTAGAGAGTGCCATGGGTTAGGCTCCAAATAATGCTTCTATCTCAGCATCTGTTAATGCTTCCCCTGATTTTAGTTTAGCTTTACCTGATGTTCTTGCATTTGCTTTAGCTGTATCAGCATCTTTTAACTCTTGTATTTTTGCGTTTACATCTGCTTCGCTTGGCATAGTAGCACCTTCTTTTATAATTTTAATATATTTATATTGCATACGTTGGTTATTGGGAATTTTATTTCCATCATCATCATGTGTTTTCCAATTCCACCAATTACTGCCATTAAAATATTTTAATGCTTCTTGTAAATAATGTTTATCTTGTTTTATCATTGACTATCTCCTAATCTTATAAAACATATTGTAGTGACATTGTCGTTTGTATCTCCTAAAATATCTAACCCACTTGAAGCATGAAAATCAAATTTAACTTTATGAGTAGAAACATTTGTGCAATTAAAAAAAGTTTCTAAAACATTACTTTGATAAGGGTTACCTGAACTGCTAACACCATAAGTTTGTAATGCTAAAACATCATTGTTACTTGAAAAATTATCATTTGATCCTCTTAATCTTAAATTGTCATACGCACCATCTGCAAGTGTCCCAGCTTTTATTCTTACTAAATATAATCCTGTTGATGGAAAACTAAAAATACCAGAACTAACCGATATTCCTGTACCCATTTTTGAAAAAGTTGCATCATCAACTCTTTCCCAATTAGTTAATGGTGTAACATCACTATTAGAACTATTAGCAGTTAATCTATACATATCAGCTTCTGTAATTCCACCACCTTTTATATAACTGTAATCAACTCTTTTAAGAGTTCCTGCATCAGAAACTAAAAATTCATCAGTATCAGCTGGCTCTGCTCCAAGTGCAGTTTTACCAGATATCAAATCATTACCAACCATAGCAGCTGTAATACTATTTGTTGCAGGTGTTACAGTTTGCAATGCTCTACCTAGAAATACACAATACATAGTATCTGTCGAAGCTGTTGCCGCAGATAATGTCAACGCTGTGCCTGTAGCAGTATATGCTTTACCAGATCCAGGTTGCTGCCTTACGTTATTAATAAATAACGCTATCTCATTTTCATTTGTTACTGCATGATCTAGAGTATAGGAGGTAGTTGCACTCGTAGAAAACTCTTGAGTAGCAAATGAAGTAAATTGTTCTGCTGGTTGATTTCCAATATAGGGCATCTTATGTTATCTCCATTATAGACAGTGTGCCTGATAGTTTATCTGCAACTGAGCAATCAATTCTAATTGCATCTGTTGTTTCTAATATAACCTTACCACCAGATAAAATCTCAAGTGAAGATCCTGCAGGAATAGTTACATCTTTAACTAAGAATGATGTACCATTTGTAGCTGCTCTACCACCACCAGATGTATCACTTACTAGCTCTACTTCTGCAGTAACTGCAGTAGTATTTATATTAGCTAATACTAAACCAATCACAACTGTAGTTGTGCTTGAAGGTGTTGTATACACTGTGTATGGCGTGCCAGCTGAATTTGGTTCTGCTGCAAAGGTTACTACCTTAAAAGTATTTGCCATTTATTTCCTCCTATTTACTTTATAATATTATATCGTTGTTTAAAAAAAAGTCAATGTTTATTTTCTAGCCGAGTGCGATGGCTAGAGCTGTAGGGTCATCTGTAGTAAACCCTTGTGCTGTCATTAATGTTACTACTCTTGATAATGCAGCTTTTCTATTAGTTCCACCTGCACCATCATCTACTATAATTAAATCTGATGTAGTTAAATCTGCACCAATATCTGTACCACCATCAATATCTAAATCTACTAAAGGTACAACACCATCTGGAAATACAGGTGCTTGACTAAATGTTACAACTCCACTTGATGAAATTGTCATAGCGTCTGGATCTGAAGCTGATCCTATTTGACCATCATCAGCTATTTTAATATCATGATTAAATACAGCTGTACCTGCATCTGACATATCTAGTGTTAAAGCTGTTATACCTGAACCATTATCATCACCTTTAAATAAAATATCTTTATCTTGTACATCACTTTCTATTACAAAATCACTTGATGAATTACTTAACTTTCCAACAACTGTATCACCACTCATAAGTTGAATATGTCCATCATGAGTAGCACGAAGTACTCTTGCAGTAGTCCCTGATGAATTAGTTGTATGAATATCTAAATTTCCTGCTGTTGCACCTTTAGATTTTAATTCTACATTTGGAGAACTATATCCCAAAGTTCCCATATTATTTGCTAGAGTTGGGGATCCTGAAGCTATAAGTCCATCTGAAAAAGTTTTATTTGTTAAACTTTGTGTTGCCGTTGTTCCAACAATTTCTTGATCACCACCTGGAGGTAATGTTAATACGTTTGTAACACTAGCACTATGGGGTTGTGATTTTACAGTTTGTCCATGTGAATTACTTTCACAATTAAATACAACTGTACCTGGATTACTATTACCTTTAACAACAACTTTACCAGTTCCATTTGGTGCTAAATCTATATCTGCATTTGAAGTAGTTACAATATCTTGACCATTCATATCAAGATCACCACCTAATTGTGGTGTAGTATCTTCTACTACATTTGATATAGCACTTGATGTCGCAAGTCCTGATACAACTGTTGATCTTGCAACTTTTTTAAGACCACCACCCGAAGTATCTACTGCTAAGAATACATCATCACTAGCTATTGAAGATATCTCTGATAATGAACCTACTGCTATTGAATTAAAATTTGTGCCATCTGCAATTAACAAATTACCTGCAGTATTTGTACCCATAGTAATATCATCACCAGATACTGTAAGATCTCCATCTACAGTTAAATTACCTGAACTATCTAATTTTAATCCACTACCAGATCCAACAGTTCCTCCAGATTTAATTACTAGATTATCTGAATCTGAATCATCCACTGCAAAATGAAATTTATCTGCACCTTGCGTATCTAAAATAATTGTAGGATCACCTGATGCTACATCTATTTCAATAGTACCATTAGTAGTTATATTACCTGTGTTACTTATATTTCTAAATCCTGCTATATCTTTATTAGAATCTACAATGACTGCTAATGAAGCAGATACAGTTCCTGCTGTAATACCATCAACTAAATTTAATTCTGCTGCTGTAGAAGTTACACCATCAAGTATATTAAGTTCTGCTGCAGTTGATGTAATAAGTGTACCATCTAAATTAATAGCATCAACATTAGCTGTACCATCTATAAATAAATCTTTAAACTCAAGAGAAGAAGTTCCTAAATCAATATCATTATCTGTAATAGGTACAATAGCACCATCTTGTACTCTAAACTGTTGTACAGAGGATGATGATACGTTTACATAAAATTCTAAATGATTATTAGTAGAATCAACTAATACTCTGTTTAAAGTATTAGCATCTCTAATTGTAGTTACAGGTCCACCTTCACCCGCAGTTCCATCATGCGTGTGTCCTGTAGTTGCGTTAAATGCAGCCAATACTTGGTTAAACTCATCATTAGAATGAGCTGCCGTAATAGTATCTCCTGTCGTAAAACTTGACTGTCTTGCCGAATAACCTGCCATTATCTTCTTCCTCCTGGGGTAAATTCTAATTGAAATCCTTTAATTGAAAATGAGTCTGCACTGTTTTGATCATCTATCTGTAGTGCTACTGCAAATCCAGATCCTTCTACTGTTTGTCTAACTAATGGAACACCTGATGCATCATATAATGAACTACCATAAACTGCTGCTCCATATTGCCCAGCACCACCTACATTTGGTAGTGCAATCTTTTGTGGTTGTGGACTATTTTGATCATCATAATTATATCTAAGTGCTAAGTTTGCATCAATAGATGTGCCTTCACCTTGATAATTTAAATTAACTCTTTGCATATATTTTCTTATACCTGGATCTCCCATAACCATGTCAGGTGATCTATATACGGCTTGAATAGTATTATTTGCTGATCCTGCTGCAAATCTATTTCCTGATTCCATTTTATATAGATGACCATCAAATCCACCAAATACTTGTGTCTCAACTCCATCAATAAAATCAGAATCTGTACATGCAGGTTTTATGCCAACCATATCTGCATACTCAAATCCAATTGATCTTGTATTAGGATTATTTTTTAATACACCTATAATACCTTTTGATGATCCTTGTCCACCAGCAGTTGTTGGATAAAATATTCTATACTGTGATTTAGCTCTAATAATTATAGATGTAATTCTATCTAATCCTATTTCATCAATTCTAGATTGTATCTGTCTAGATATAGATCCAAGTTCAACGTCACCAATTCTAGCTGTACCAGCAATAGTTCTTAATCCATCTGGTGCTAAAAATATAACATCTCCACCAATCTCTTGTATACTACCACCATCTCTACAACCTATATTTCTTGTAACTTCTTGTACTGCAAAATTACTTGATGATGTACCTGTTAATTTATAAATTCTATCTTCACAAAATACTATTAATTCATTTCTAAATACTTTTAATCCAACTACATTAGAGTCAACTCTAAATGATCCTGCACCACTAGCTGATGTAAAATTATCTTCTTCAAATGGTACACTAAATATAATTTCCTCTGGATTACTTGCACCAGCATAAAACATATGGTTTTGAAATGCTTTTACAAATTTAGGATTACTTGGAGCTGTGCCACCACCTGTTGCATTTACTACATCTACAGCAAAACTAGAATTAATTATTTGTGCAGGTGAATGTCCAGTTGCAATAACTATCTTTTCAGTGCCATTAAAATTAAATTTTTCAAAGTCATATGATCTAGTAGATGTACCTAATCCTGTAGTTAATGTTGTAAAACTACCAGATGTAGTTCCTCTGTGTATATCACCACCTCTTGCAACAATTACTTGCCCGTTAAATATTATAGAACAATCTACAATTAAACTAGTATTACTAGATCCTTGTGGTATTTGTGTTGTATTATATAATGCTGTACCACTAACACGTCTATATCCACCTTTAATATCAGGTTCAAAATTTTGTAATAGTAATGCTTCACCAGGTCGCATTGAAAATACATCTTTATTCAATGTCAATCCCCCAGCACAACTTACTACAAAAGGTGATATTAAATCAGTTGTTGGCATTATGATGTTCTTTTATCTGCTAATTTTTGTAATTCGTCTAGTTCTATTTTTTTTAAATCTTTACCTTCTAAAAGATCTTTAGTATTTCTACCTTCACTAACTCTTTTAAGATATTCTCTAATTTCACTAAGAGTTAATTTATCAGTTATATCTGCAACCATTATACCATTGCCTTTTTGCATCTTTTCTTTATCTTCTCTATAAGTAAGATTATCTATAGCTCTTTTTTTTTCAGGTATATCATTACTCATCTTGTTTTTCCTTCAATAAAAGTTCATTTAATTTTTCTTCTTCTTTTGGTGTAAGAGGCCCAAAAGTCTCAGATTCTTCTTGTTTAATTTTTAATCTATTTAAAGTTTTTTTTTCTGAATTAGTTAATTTAACTAAAAGCATATCTGTATTTAAATTATTTGTTTTTTGTAATTCAGACTTTTTTTCTGCATATCTAAGATTATCTTCTGCTTCTTTTTTATTTGAATAATTAATAGCCATTAGTTAACTCTACCTCCAATATTAGTTGCTATGCTTTCTGTAATACTATCAGATCTCATATAATCATTTTTAGTAGCATAATCTACTTTTAATAATCTAAGTTTTCTTTGAAAATCTCTATCTGCTAATTGTGCGTGCTGTGGATCTGATCTTAACATGTAAGTATAATATTTAGCTCTATCCACAATTAAAGTTCCAAACCTATCTGGTAAACTCATATTATCACTGTGTGCAGATAAATCTGTATGTGTAGTATAATAATCATAGCTAACAGTATATTCACTTTTATTTGGTCTTGGACTTACACCAAAAGCAGAATGATCTGGTAGTATATAAACTCTTAGTGGATCTGAATAATTACCACTATTATTTGTATCATCAGTTACTTTATAAATTTGTAAAAAATTATCGTATGATATATAAACTAATTTTCTAAGGGATATATCACTTCTAGATATTCTTATATAATCTACATCTAATTGTACACCATCTGATTCTACATAAATAAAAGATGTTTGTGCTGTAGCTGTAAAAGTTGTATTTAAAATAGCACCTTCTCTAAAATCTGTTACAGCTTTAGTTGTATTTAAATTTTGTGTTCCGCCTGCAGATGTACCTACTCTAACAATTAATGCACTTGTAGAACTGTTAGGACTTAAAACTCTAATTTGTAATTTATAAGTTTTATTTACTACAGTGTTAATAGCCTGATATGCTGCTGCATCATTTAAATTTAATCTACCATTACCACTTGTTGTATGTGATGGTGATCCATCACCAGTAGTCCAACTATTTATATTAGATGTAAATTCACCATTAGTTACTAATTCTTTTGGACCCATAAAAAATGAATCCATATCTGCTTTTCTAAAGTTAGCAGGAAAATCATATTCTTTATCTCCTACAACTAAATCCTGTGTAGTTCTAGTATATAACAAAGGTATCTCACCTGTTTCATTATAGATATCGTGAATACCTTTATTTACAAAATCTTTAACAGCAGTCTGTATACCTCTACTAGAGGCAAACGTGCTAGACGTTAATTCTGTTTCGTTTAATTCTCTAAGTACTCTGTTTGTGAGTGTTAGGTAAGTTGTTGCCATTCTGTAGTAACTCTATTATTTTATTAAGTTTTTGTTCTTGATCGTTAATTTTGTTTTCTAATTTTGTCACCCTTGCATCATTACCTAACATAGTAATTTTTTGACCTGTGCTTGCCTCAGTTTTTTTTCTTAAATCATAAGTTGTCATATATTTCCTAAATTTTACAAGGGGTATTAGTTAAGGGGGATAATAATACCCCCCTTAAATTTATTTACTATTAGTTGTGATCTGTTTCGTCAACACCCGATACATCACAAAGAACAGCCCAAACACGAACTTTACCCGCACTTGAATCTGCTCCTGCTGTTAATATATCTAGTGTATCTGCACTAGCAACTACAACTCTAGCTGTAGCTGTAAGTGTTGCATAAC